CAAGGTGGACTAAAAGATACTGTGAAAGCAGTTGCAGAAGAATTAGAAATTAAACCAGCACTGATCAACAAGGCAATCAAAATTGCTCACAAAGGTGAATGGCACAAATATTCTGATGACTTCGATTCATTAGAAAACTTGATTATTGCAGTTGGCAGAGACAAATAAAATAATCGGTTACTTTAAAGAGTCATACCATCAAGACAGATTGTGCTTTTGGCTAGAAATGGTCAGCACAATGGTTAATATCATAGCGAGTATGACCTTGGCACTTAATGCCGCTGATCCGGATATGAGAATGGTATATCCTTTCTTTTTGATAGGTTCTGGTTTGGCAATCTACACATTTCACAGAAGAAAATTAGTTTGGCCCACTATGTTGGTGAGTTATTTCTTTTGTGCCAACATATTAGGATTCAGTGTAGCAATGGGATGGTTATAATGAAATATATGGTTGACATTGACAATACAATTTGCTATAATGAAAACAGCAATTACGAAGACAGTAAGCCAGACCATGTCCGTATTGCTAAACTGAATGAACTGTATGATAAAGGACATGAAATCCATTATTGGACAGCAAGAGGTGGTAACTCAGGTAAAGACTGGACTGAACTTACACATCAACAACTCAAAGAATGGAATGTAAAATACACTTCCATTCAAATGAAAAAACCAGTCTATGATGTCTGGATTGACGATAGAGCCATAAATGCTAAAGACTTTTTTGGCGGATACGAAATTAGGAGCAAGTATGAAGGGATTTAAGATACCTAGAGTTACATTTAGAATAAGAGAAGGTGATTCTGTGTTTGAAGGTGGCTGTTCATTTGATGAAGGAAAATGGATAGATAAAACAACAGACGATTATTTTGGAGGCAAGAGAGTGGTGCTGTTCAGTTTACCTGGAGCATTCACACCAACTTGTACTTCTACACAATTACCTGGCTTTGAACACAACTACGAAAAAATTAAAAGTATGGGCATTGACGAAGTTTATTGTTGTTCTGTTAATGATACATTTGTAATGAACGCTTGGGCAGAAGTTTTAAAAATACAAAATGTAAAAGTAATTCCAGATGGTTCAGGAAATTTAACAAGATTTATGGGTATGTTGATTGGTAAAAATCATTTAGGATTTGGAATGAGATCATGGAGATATATGACAGTTATAAACGATGGTGTTGTAGAAGCATGGTGGCAAGAACCAGGTATCAACAATGATGGTTCTGATGCTGATCCATATGTGCAAACAACTCCAGAAAATATGATGGCTTATTTAGAGAACAAATAATGAGAATAGACTATAACATTCATTTAGATTATTCAGACGTATTGCTACAACCTAAAAGATCAACTCTGAGTTCAAGACGTGATGTGGACATACTGCGTGAATTTAAATTTAAAAATAGTGGTAAAACATTAACATATGTTCCTATCATGGCATCAAACATGGATGGTGTTGGAACATTCTCAATGGCAAGAGTGCTACAAGAATTTAAGATGATGACTGTGATTAGAAAACACTACACAATAGATGATTGGAAAAAAACCGCAGGTTCAGGATTAAAATTCAAATACGTTTCAGCCTGTGTTGGAACTGGAGCAATTTGGGACGAGAACGCACAAGACTACCAAACACTGAAACAGGTGATGTCAGCATTTCCAGATATTCCAGCAATCACTATCGATGTTGCCAATGCATATCATGAATCGTTTGTGGACTTTGTGGCAAGAATTAGAGAAGAATATCCAGACAAAGTGATCATAGCAGGCAATGTGGTAACACCTAATATGACTGAAGAATTAATTATTAAAGGTGCTGATGTTGTTAAAGTTGGAATAGGTCCAGGCAGTGTATGCACCACAAGAACACAGACAGGTGTAGGAGTTCCACAATTTTCAGCCATAATGGAATGTTCAGATGCCGCCAATGGCGTAGGTGGACACATCATTGCTGATGGTGGTTGTACACAACCCGGCGATGTGGCTAAAGCATTAAGTGGTGGTGCTCACTTTGTGATGTTGGGTGGAATGTTAGCAGGACACGATGAAGGTGAAACAGAATTAAGAGATGGTAAGAGATATTTCTATGGTATGAGTTCAGAATCTGCTTTCCAAACACACGGTGCTAGAAAAGATGGATACCGAGGCACAGAAGGTAAAACAGTTGTGCTGGACGACAAAGGTCCTGTCAAAGACACTGTGGAACAAATATTAGGTGGAGTAAGAAGTACCTGCACTTATATAGGAGCAAGAAGAATTAAAGATATGCCTAAAGCGGCACACTTTGTAAGAGTTAATAATGTGATTAATAGAGTATTTGATAGGTACGAATCTAAATAATATGAACAAGGCAACAACAGGCAACACACTTAAATGGATAGCAACGGCAGTATTAATTGTAGGCACATTCGTAAATGCAGGCTTTCCTGAATTATATCCGATAGGACCATTGCTTTTGGCAATGGGTGGAGTAATTTGGTTAATAGTATCCTTCTTATGGAAGGAACCGGCACTCATAGTTACAAATTTAGTCTTGACAGCAATGGGTTTCGGAGGTATACTATTATATTATTTAAGGTAAGGTTTAATCAGCCACAAGTGATCGTTGGTATTTTGTCAGCCACAAATGACAAAAAGGAGAATAAATGAGTTACATCGACGGATATTTTGATAGACAAGCCGACATCATAAGAGTCGTTGAAAGACAAAACGGCGAAAGAGTATTCAAAGAATATCCAATCAAGTACACATTTTATTATGAAGAACCTAATGGAAAATTTAAAAGTACCACAGGTAAATCATTAAGTAGAATCGTTTGTAAAAACACCAAAGACTTTCATAAAGAATTAGCCATCAACAGAAACAAAACACTGTTTGAATCGGATATTAATCCTATCTTCCAATGCTTGAGTGAAAACTATCTCAATCAAGATGCTCCTGATTTAAAAATTGCTTTTTTTGATATTGAAGCAGACTTTGATCCTGAAAAAGGATTCAGTCAACCCAGTGATCCATTCATGCCCATCACAGCAATCACAGTATCATTACAATGGTTGAATTCTATTGTGACATTTGCTATGCCACCTAAAACAATGGATATCGAAGAGGCTAAACAGATCACTAAAGGTATAGACAATTTGTATCTGTTTAAAGATGAAGCAGAAATGTTACAAGCATTTTTAGATATAATTGAAGACGCTGATGTGATATCTGGATGGAATTCAGAAGGTTATGATTTGCCTTACATTATTAATAGAATTAAGAAAGTGATGAGTAAAGATGACACAAGACGTTTGTGTTTGTGGAAACAGATGCCAAAGAAAAGAACATTTGAAAGATATGGTAGAGAACAAGAAACATATGATCTTGTGGGTAGAGTGCATTTAGATTCACTGGAACTTTACAGAAAATATACCTATGAGGAAAGACATTCATACAGACTGGATGCTATAGGTGAATGGGAAATAGGTGAAAAGAAAACTGTGTATGAAGGATCGTTGGATCAATTGTACAATCAAGATTTTAGAACATTTGTGGAATACAACAGACAAGACGTGGCACTGTTGGACAAGTTGGATCGTAAATTAAGATTCATTGCACTGTCAAATGAACTGGCACACGCCAACACAGTGCTTCTACAAACCACACTGGGAGCAGTGGCAGTTACAGAACAAGCAATTATAAATGAAGCACACAGACGTGGTGTACAGGTTCCTAATAGACCCAAAAGAGATGATGACTCAACCACAGCCGCAGGTGCTTATGTGGCATATCCACAAAAAGGACTACACAGTTGGATAGGATCGATGGATATCAATTCACTGTATCCGTCTGTGATTAGAGCACTGAACATGGCTCCAGAATGTGTGATAGGACAATTGAGACCAACTCATACAGATGAATACATTGAAGAACAGATGACGCTACAGAAGAAATCATTCGCAGGTGCTTGGGAAAACCATTTCGGCACACTGGAATATGATGCTGTGATGGAGCAACGCAAAGATGTTTCGATTCATGTGGACTGGGAAGATGGCAAATCAGAAGTGATGAGTGGCGCAGAGATTTACAAGATGGTGTTTGATTCCAATGCTCCAATGATGATGAGTGCCAACGGCACACTGTTTACCAGTGAGTTTGAAGGTGTAATACCAGGATTGTTAGCACGTTGGTACAAAGAAAGAAAAGAAATGCAGGCAATGTTGAAAAAAGCCAAAGAGGCAAAGAATGATGCTGAAATAGAATTTTGGGACAAAAGACAACTTGTTAAAAAAATTAACTTGAACAGTTTGTATGGTGCTATCTTAAATCCAGGTTGTAGGTTCTTTGATAAACGTATTGGACAATCAACCACACTGTCGGGCAGACAGATATCCAAACACATGGCGGCAAAAATTAATGAAGTGATCACAGGCGAATACAATCACGTAGGCAAAGCAATAATTTATGGTGATACAGACTCTGCCTATTTTTCTGCATATGAAGTTCTTAAAAAAGAAATAGACGCAGGGCAAATACCTTGGACTAAAGAAAGTGTGGTTAAACTGTATGATCAAGTGGCAGGTGAAGTTAATAATTCGTTTAAGAGTTTTATGGGCAGGGCGTTTCATTGTTCAAGATCAAGAGCAGAAGTTATTCAAGCAGGTAGAGAGAGTGTGGCAACATCAGGATTGTTCATCACAAAGAAAAGATATGCCATATTGATATATGACTTGGAAGGATTTAGAACTGATCAAGAAGGCTCACCAGGCAAGATCAAAGCAATGGGTCTTGATTTAAAAAGATCAGACACTCCTGTTTATATACAGGACTTTTTATCTGAATTATTATTAATGGTGCTGACAGACAACACAGAAGAAAAAGTGTTGGACAGAATCACACAGTTTAGAAATGAATTTAAAACTAGACCAGGTTGGGAGAAAGGTTCTCCACGTAGAGCCAACAACATTGGAGAATATGCTAAAAAAGAAGCACGTCAAGGCAAAGCCAATATGCCAGGACACGTGAGAGCCAGTATCAATTGGAACACACTGAAGCGTATGAATGGAGACAAATACTCTCAAGAAATTATGGATGGTATGAAGGTAATTGTGTGTAAACTCAAAAAGAATCCATTGGATTATACCAGTGTGGCATATCCAACAGATGAATTGAGACTGCCTCAATGGTTCAAAGAATTACCTTTTGATGATGCCACAATGGAAAGCACTGTGATTGATAACAAATTAGGCAACTTGTTAGGTGTGCTGGGTTGGGACATAAAATCAACAGAAAGCAACAACACGTTTAACAACCTATTTGATTTTGGAGGATAGATGGCTGTACACGGAATGATAGATTTGGAAACACTGAGCACCAGACCAGATGCCACTGTGTTGACATTGGGTGCTATCAAATTTGATCCTTACACAGAT